CTGTTTGCTCGGAAGAGCCAGACAAGTAGGAGACAACGTCCCAGTTCAGACGATATGGCGTGCCGTTGGGGAGGCCGTTGTAGGCGCCAAATTGAGTACGGGACGATGGGGAGAACGAGTGGCAGAAGGCCTCAGCGGTAAGACCTGCGAAGGTTTGGGCGTTGAAGGCGTTCTCGTCGGGGCCGACAGTAATGCCAAAATTGCCGTAGCGGTTGTTGTGGCCGCGTAGGCGACTGTCTGGTGTGGTGCGAACACTGCCGGACAGGGCTTCGTAGGTGGTGGTGCCAGCGATTGGTGTGCCGCCTTGGTAGTAGTACCAGCGGTAGTCGCCGTCAGGGAAAGAATCGAGGGGTAGTTGGCCGATGTAAACGCCAGCGCGGTCTGCAGCGATTTCTGCGGGGGTGCTGTATGGGCCTCGAGGCATGGGCGATTGCCCTGCCAGGAAGACCATGCTGAGGCTTTGGTAGCCGCCCCAGCTAAACATGCGACTCCAGACCAGCTTGGGGCTGATCATGATGCCGCCGACGTAGTAAAAATCAGTGCGGCCGTTGATGTTTAGCTGGACGCGCTGTTGTTTAGTGAAGACAATGGGAATCGTTTCGCCGTAGCGGCTTAATTCTTGGTTGGCCTGGAATCCATATGTTGGAGCAAAACGGTCGCGACCGACGATATTGTCGAGGGCTCGATTGCCGCCTTGACGTTGTTGCGCAGATGGCTTAGGCGCCAGCAACAATGACAGACCTTGAGAAACAAGGCCAAGAACCAAAGAAACGATGGCAACAGTTAACGCGTCATTTTGTACGTCTGGAATATGCGCGTACTCGGCCGGGCGTTCGCGACTGAGCCAGTCGATACGTTGCTTGAACTGAAGATATTCCTGTTCAGTGCAGCCCAGCTCTTCGGCTAGCTGGCGCTCGTAGGGCAGCAGTTGCTGCGGTAGCAGCGGAGTGCAGGAAACGCCGTAAGCGGGTGCCAGGTCACCGCTTGCAGACTGGCCGTTATGTAGAGGATGCCGTCCTGCCAAACTGTCCCGAAAGCGTAATTCTTGTGTGGTAGAAGAACCACGTCTCCATCATACAAAGGATCTAGCACGCGGCGTCCCCAGCCGTGGATAGCCTTGAGGATTTGACGAGGCGGGGCGTCGTACCAGCAGGGGTCGAAGGCGGGGGTGGCGATGCCGAGGCGGTCAAGGACTGTGTAGGCGAGGTGGATGCAGTCGATGGCGCCATCAGGGTCGGTGCCGTCTGCGCCGAGGCGATAAGGGCGACCGATCAGGTCGTACATCAGCTCAGGCGGACCTGCGCAGTGGTGGGCAGTGGGCCAAACACGTCTTCAGTGATGCGGCGTCTTGGTACGTCACCACCAACTGCATCAAGGACTGAAGAGATTTCCAGGCGGAGTTCGGCGTCGCTCCAGATGGCACCGGCAACTTGACCTGCGTAGGAGCTAAGCACACGGTAGTCGGCCTTGTTGTCGGGGTTGAGCATCAGCATGTCCACCAGTACCACCCAACTACCATCGACCAGTGTGGAGGCCCAGCTACGGCTGAGGGAGTTGTTAGGCAAGGCAAGTTGCGTGGACTGGTTGTCGCCGCTACGGTTGACCGTCACGCCCGAAAAGCCGAAGGGCAGGAAGCCGTGGGTGTTGCCGTTGTAAGCGACGTTTTCGTTGATCCAGAAGTTTTGGAAGTAGAGCGGGGATGCGCCGTCCGTGCGGGGCTTGGCGGTCAGCATGTGACCCAGGGCTATTTCGGTCTTGAAGCTGGTGTCCATCAGTTCATGCCGAGGCGGCTACGGGTGGCGCGGGACTGCTGCAGGCGGCGAAGGGTGCGCTGTTCGCCTTGCGTAGCGCCTTGCTGGGCAGCTTGTGCCATGCCAGCACGGAATTGGTCGGCGGTGACGTAGTCAACGGAGTTAATGCGTTCCACTGTATAACGCACATCAATGGAGGAAGCGTTCATTGCTGCCAAGCCACTTGTCGGTCCTGCGTCGCTTTCTCCATTGCCAGGGATTACTGCAGAGCCACGAGCGCCTGAAGCATAGCGATTCATGGCAGAACGCATCTTGCTAGCAGGAATAACGTATTCCGATTCACCACCTTCCCCAATAATTGCATTCGTCGGGCCATTAACAAAGCCACCCTCTGCAAACTTAAAAGCGCCACTGTAATTCGGGACCCCGCCCAGCCCTGAAATTCCCGCATCAAACGAGCCGCCGAAGCCGGCTGCTCCACCCGAGAATCCGCCACCAATGCCGCCGCCAAAAAGACCAAGTACAGACTTGATGGTATACATGACAAGCATTTGAGCAATAATTTGCGCTGCCATGTCAAAGAAATGATCAGCAATGCTTTGGAACATAGAGGACAGCGCCTCCTGCGTAGTTTTAGATCCGCTGGCAATATCTTTGAATGCCTGACCAAAGGCACTGCCAATGGACTTGGCGCCCTCTGCGACTTGATAGCCCCAGTTAGACAACTTTGCTAATTCTTCTTGCGCACTAACAGATGCTTCCTTGATGAATTCCATTGGGCTCTTTTTCTTCTCCTGATCAAGAGGTACGCCAGCTTCAGCAGCAGCTCCCTTAGTTGTAATCCCTCCTCTCGCCGCTTCAAGGTCGGCCAGTGCCTTTTTGAGTCGATCCACTTGATCAGCAGAAGCCTTTCTTGCTTCGGCGTCTGCCACGGCGGCTTTTGCATTGGCAATGGAAAGGTCTAAGCTCTCCAATTGTGCCCGCACAAGCTTGCGCACTTCTGCCACCTGCTTGGCCCTTTCCGGCAGCATACCTTCTGCCATAAGCTTTTCAACATCTCGCTCATATTGCAATTGCTCTCTTTGGCTCTTCAACAGATCTTCGATAGGCTTAAGCGCTTCTTCTCTGACATCTTTAATTGCCTGTTCAAGCTCCAAAGAGTTGGTGATACTTTGAAGACGCGATGCTTCTTTGATATCCTCTCTCTCTTTCGCGCCCTTTGCCTCTTGCAGTGCTTTATTCAACTCACGCTGAATTGCTACTTCCTTGTTGGAATACTCAGCGAATGCTTTGGCTATTGGATTGGTTTGCTGAAGCACCAAGAGTCGCTGCTGTTCCGCGAATAAAGCATCGGAAGCGGCTTGGGCTTGTTTTGCGATTTGCTCTCTAAGGCGCTCGGCTTCTTTTGCGGCTTTGTCTGCCCCTTTCTTTTTGCTCTTTTCATCGCCAGCCCCTTGCGGTATAGCAGCTATCGCACCAGCGCCAGTTTGTTCAATTTGAGCTCGTGTGCGATTTCCTCTTGCTCCAGCGAGCACTGCTTCCTGGGTTTGCTGAACAACTCTGCGGGCACGCAATTCTTCATCTCGTCCCGTAACGAGTCCACGAACGAATCCAATCGGACCAGCAAATTTCTTCAATTCCTCTTGCGTCTGCCTTTGCGATCTTCTGTTGACGATGATCCTGCTATTTACCTCTTCCCGACTTAAGCCCTGCACCTGCCTCCTGTATTCTTTAGAGCTGAATCCTGCAATTTCATCTAATGATTTTTTTAATCTATCAATTTCCGCCATGCCGCTAATTGCCACTTCAATCGCGATGGCAATTAAGCCAAAACGAGCCAGTCCAACGAGAGCAGTCTTAAGCATTGTCACCGGACCTATGGCAGATGTCGCGTTTCTTGTAAGCAGCGCCATTTGCAATTGAGTGCCAGCCAAGGAAGAATTAGCAACTGCGCTAGTTCGCTGCAAAGCTACGACAGAGGCATTGAGTGCAATAAATTTTGCAATTGCCGATCCAATACTTGAAATTAAGCTGATAAGAATTTTACCGCCCAACAGAGTAAAAACAGTATTGACAAGAAGAACATTTGCGTAAACTTTCAGAAGAAAGCCGGTGATTGGGTTGCCGACTATAACTGCCAAGGCCCTTGCGGCGTTTAATAGCACGTTGCCGAACAACTGAAAAGTCGGAACAAGTTGCTTTAAGTTGTTGCCAATTCCGTCAAGAGATGGCTTAAGGCGCTCCAATTCTCTTGCAAAGGCCATGCCTCCTGCGGTTTTTGCCTGAGTGCCAGTAAAGAAAGCATTGAAACCATCGGTGATTGTTTTAATACCGCTCGTGAGCGGCACAACCACACTATTCAAGAAACCAATTGCTACTGGCTCGAAGCTTTCATAAAGAAGCCTGAGCGAATTTTGCATACGATTAATTGCACCCTGGAAAGTTCGTGCAGCACCTTCCGCGCCAGGGCCAAATTCCTTGCTCATGACAACGCCCACGTTGTTCAAGAGCACATTCATAGCCTTGCCCTTATAGGCTCCATCCTCCAAGGCGGCCGAGAATTTTTGAATTGCATCTGGCCCCTTAAAGCCTGCCGCTTCGGCAA